ACTTCTGAGTCCAGAGGTGCCACGTCAAATAACTCCACAGAACTCCCAAGACGACTCGGCCAATGTGGTGGTCACGATATTTCCACCATGTTGCCGAGATCGTAGGGAATCGACCTGATAGAACTGCAGCTAGTTCCCATCCAGCAAGGATGGCAGCAACAGTCCTGGTCGGACTGCACTTACCCCTGGTAGTCGGGAGCGCCGGGCTTGGCAAAGACCGAGGGGTCACCTGTTGCATTAAATTGTTCAACCTTCGGGTTCACTGAGCTAGCGCCAGTGAATCCTTTTGTTTTTATCGAGTTAAGAATCTTGCGGGCTTCGTCAACGTCGTAAGCTTTATTGCAATGAGGGCACCAAATGCCTCCATTGCCGAACATTGAGCAGTGTGGGCAGTGCTTCAATTTTGGAATTCCTTTCTGAGGATGTCGTCGCACCACACCTTTGTACGACACGCACGTTCAATGACATCAGTTCTCCACCAGAGATCGTTGAGCTGCCACTGTAAATCTTCCTCACGCCAGTTATTCCAGTCATCTATTTCTGACTCGATATCTTCGAGCTTCTCCTCGATGCGTGAGTTGTCCGGTGTGGGAGCGTTCTCAATCGCTTTCTCAAGCGACTCGAGACGCTGCAGTACAGCTTGATCAGCGAATGTTTTGTTCGACTCGATGACCATGACAGTGTCTTCGAGGTTCGAGATTCGGTTAGCTGTGCCAGCGGCTGTCCACGCTATCGTTCCACCGACGAACAGAATTGAGGCAATGAACCCAAGTGTGATTTTGCTCACCTTCAGTTCACGGATGTCGTTAACGTCGTCAGACATGGCTAATAGCCGCTTACTTTCTTCTTGGCTTTCTTTTTCTTCGTTGTTGTCTTCTTAGGCGCTGACTTTTTCATTCCAATCCTTCACTGCGTTTTTGAGAACGCTTAACGTTGCCGCACCTGCAGCAGTGAAAGCGCCTTTAGCTGACGACATGTCAGCAATTACGAATATCGACAAGAAACTTTGAATGAAAGTAGACACCGATTTCTCGACGACGCTCTTCCATGCGATCTGTCTAGCTTTAACTTGAATAGTCATCTATTCCTCCACCTGTAACCCAAAAAGTGGTGCCTATGTGCCGACTTTTCTTAGCGTCAACTTGGCGATCATGCGGAGCGCAGAGCCGCTCCTAGACGGCTCGTACAGTGACACAGCTTCAACCTCACAAGACTCCACCTCGTAGCTCTCAGTGGCTCCTGTGACGTGCCAGTCAATGTCCTGGAACTTCACCCTGGTCTGAACAAGATTTTGTAACGTGCGTGCCCTGAGCACCCCTTTACCTTCACCATTGTCAGGTAGGGGAGCACCGTTTAGTCCTTTCAGATGGTCACCGCAATCGACCGGAACTTGAATCAACGTGTCAGCCAAACCGAGCGGATGGAAACGAGTTGATAAGAACGTGAGAGCGCAGTCCCCAGAGCCGCTGCCAACGAACTCGAGCTTCAACCCAAGCTCTTTCGCCTGTTTAGAAATAGCTACGGTATGGCTCTTCAATGACTCAGACACTGAACCGTTCGCTAGAGCTGTAAAGGTCGCTCCCGAGTCAACTGTCACAGATGCAGTTATCGACTCGCCCGATCCCAACGGATCCATAGTCAGAGAGACATCGTCCCAGATCTTGAACAATGCTGAAGCACCATCGAAGAGACTTGTCTCGAGTGTGCCCGCAGTCTCAAAGGCTGCACTGTTCACCCGGTAGATACCTCGGCCCTTAACAGCAAATACTGGGAGACCTTTCCAGACAGCAATGGAAGTCACATCACCGTCGAGGGCTGCTTGATACCACTTTGCGTATCCGCCTGTGGTCAAGCTGACAGCTCCGACCCCAGCTTTAGTTGCTGTCATTGTTTTCCAGCCGAACAGCATCAGGTCTTCATAAGAGCACATAGCACCGACTTGATGATCAGCCGAAGTTCCAATATCTGCCAGCTCAACAACTGTTGTTGCTACGAGAGCACCTGACCCGTCAGGCACACACTGCAGAATGACTGCTTGCCCTTGGCTCGAGCCCTCTGGTCGGTAACCCCTCACCCACACATAGCCACCACCAGTAGCTACTGAAGTGGGGATCATTCCACCCGGCATCTTTAATGCCTCGAACGGTACGAAGAAGTCACCGGACTCGTCGACTCCGAGCTTCCATGCATACACACTGCCGTTAGTTCCGGCGTAGCCACCGAAATAGAAATGTCCGTTGGTCGTGTCACCTAAAGCAATCGTTGACCCGACCGGCAGGGTCAGATGACCGCTGCTCTTCTCTTCCGCTCCACTGTCGTTAAGGGTGGTGAATCGGTTTGCGGTCGAACCCGCAGATTTGACCGCTGCACAGACCCGCCCCGCAGCCCAAGTGACTGAGAGAGCATCCTGTGTCGACCACGCTGAGCCAGGTGTAGATGTGGTCCCTCGATAAACGTCGGAACCACTCGCTGCATACCAATACTGACCATCAGAAGCGAGGTCGTTAATTGTGATACCACCAGCAACAGTGATGTCTGAAGGCGATCCACCAGCCGTCTGAATTCGAGAAACCTCCGTAGCTGACGAAACGTAATAAAGGTCATCCCCAACAACCACCAGCTTAAGGCCGGTATACGTTTCAGCTTCCTCGAGGACAGTGGCATTAAGTAGTTTGATCCGACCTTTCTCAGTAAAGGGATCTAGTCCCACCGAGTCCCAGTACGCAGAAGCAGTAGACGCTCCTCGGTGGTAGTACTTCTGCCCAGCCCCAGCATCCCAATCATCGGCGGCAGCGAAGCTGTACCGTTCGATTGCCTCACTGAAAGGAGTGTCTGAAGTAGCTAAACGTTGCGGATCTAACGGAACGACAGTTCTCTGATACTCCAAACCCTTATCTGGGTTATCGGCCAGCATGTAGCCAGTGCCGTTAATGCCAACCTGATAGAGACGCCCAACGGCGGACTCATCAGCGAACGCATGTACATCCGGATACTCGACCGATACTAGGAGTGTGTCCTCAGCCATTAAGCACTCCTCAACCCAAAGTTGTTCTTAGCTTGCAGCCGAATCGAATAGTTCTGACCAGACATAAACGTGAACGGAATATCGAACGTTGTCCCAGAGCCAGTCGTCCACCCACTGTCAAAATGAATAAACTCTAATGCGTCTGGGTCAACGACCCGCACTCGATACTGAGCCTGAGTGTTACTCCCATCGGAGAACGACCAAGCAAGAGTGACATCGGTTGCCTGCGTTATCGTCATCTGATCATCAGCAGGTTTAGCCACCCCCTCAAGGGTGGTGATAGTTATTGTCGGAGTGCCCCACGCATACGTCTTATTAGCTGACACCTCAGGAGCATGAACACCTGAGCTGTCTCGAGTCGCAACCAGCCACTTAATTACTTGAGCAGCCGGAATGTTATTCTCATCCATGTCAACAGCCAGACTCACATCAATGCCCGTGCGCCAACCAGAATCCCAATACGTGGTAGACCCCCCAGAATCCTGTGCCTGAACCCGATAAGCCCCCTGGCTTTTCCCATCCGGGCTTACAAACGTCCACGACACAGTCGATAACGCATCCACGTTCGCAGTAAGAGTCGCATCAACACCAGAAGTCGTTGGGGCCGTTCCTAAAGAAGGCGCTGACCCGGCGATCGATTTCACGCCCACCGCTGAGACAGCAAGGGCAGACATTAGTACTCCGTAATTAAATCGCCGTTAAGATCCGTAAGCCCACTGGACAAATACTCCGGGTCTTGACGCTCAGAAATAACGATCCAATTAACTTGATCCCCAGGCTCACCCTCAATAATTAGGTTGCAGCCGTCCATGAACCATTTAACTGGAGAGCCCTGCGGGCACGAAACAATCGACCAAGGATCCCTCGACAGAGCCAAAAATGTCCCCGGAGTCATCCTCGATTCGTGATCAATGCACACCTCCACTCGATCAGAATCTAAGACAACGGAACCTCGATAAATTAGATCAGCCCGAGGGCCCTCCACGAAAGAATGACGAAGTCGTTTCTCCTCCACAGTCGGATGAGCAATATCAAAAGTGCCACTCGTTTTAGCGATAGCGCCAGTGATCGTGACACCCAATGGGTGCGCCTCGAGCTTTGTCGAGTTCTGAACTTTCAGCAGAACACCAGCAGTACCGCCAGCAGCAGTAGCCGTATCAGCCTCAATCGTCAACTCACCATTCGCTGCACCAGAAATCACTGAAGTTATATTGCCTGTGGTGTGCTCGAGTTGAATGGCTGGATCAGCCGTATAAATGTGTAACGCCTTGTCGGGTGTGTTAGCTCCCGCCGTCCAATCTGCCGGAGCGTTCGAATCTTTAATACCGAGACGGTCATGTGTGTGGTTGTACGTCAGGTTCGCAGTCGTCATCATGAAATCATTCATGATCCCAGACGTGAGAGCAGCAACGATCGTGCGTGCCGTATCCCAAGTCTGAGCTGAAGTGGACTCCTGCGCCCGAACAACAGTCAATGTGTAAGGGTTCGAAGAACCACTCACACCTGTGACCTTAACAATCTCAGGGGCATGCTCAGCGCCCTCAGGATCAATCACCATCATCAAATAATTTGCGGCCGAAAGACCAGTCGGGGGAGTGAAACTGCCGTCAATATTAACAGAAATTGAGGTAGCTGAACTAGACGAGATCGCTGAATTCAACTTACCCTGAACAAGATTCTGAAATGAACGTGTAAGACTCATAGCAAGTGAGGCATCTTTCTGTAGGTCCTATACTTAGGTAGGCCCTGCATTGACTTCGCTTCGTCGATCCTTCTGTAAACCTCGCCCCACAGCTCACGAGCCCAACGAAGGTTGACTCCCTGCCGCATCGCAGCCTCTTGATTCCACTCCTCGATCTTGTCAACATCAAGGCGGTTCACTTCACGACGAGTCACGGCATAGGCTGCAGCCCACAAAGCAGAAATATCTTCAGCCCCAATCGGAACGCTTATAGTAGCTTCATCGCCGGAACCAGTGAACGAGTAAGGAGTCTGATAGACCACAACCAGTTCATCATTATTTTCTATAGATGTCGGCGTTCGTAAAGCTTTACCTGTAGACACCAAACCAGTCGGCATATCCTGCTCGAACTGCCAGCCACCAACATCAATGATGCGGCCAGTCTGACCAATCATGTGACGAACCGAGTACACACGCATCGTGTTCTCCGGCATCGAAATCCACTGCTGATCAGTGGTGCGAGTCATAAGCTCAGAAACCCTGTTGGGTAGCTGAGCATTCATGACCGACTTAAAGCAACGTTGAATCCAGTCGCTAATCGAAGAGCGGGGCCATGGCGGGTTAATCAGTGCCACCGCATTAGTTGCGTGACCGCTACTAGCAAGAGTCCCAGCGTAGCCCCGGCTGACCGTCAAAACAGGAGTAGCATCATTGCTCTTCGCTGTTATCAACATCAGCTCATCACCAATTTCGAGCACATCGGTCGCTTGGACACGATCAGCATCGTCGACGGTTAACGTCTTATCGGTCGGTGAGTCTAATGCGCTAGATCCAACTTCGACCTGGAAAGGGCGCTCGCTCGTACGGTACAACATCTCAAGAGTGTCGTCTATAAGCCCGCCAAGGGTCAGTGTGGTTGTGGTAGCCATCTCACCTACTACCCGAAAAGTGTGTCACCTTCTCCGCACCGATGACGGTGTAGAGCGGTAACGATTAACTGCAATATGGGACAAATGCTGGGCTACTTCACCGAACGGGCCAGTCAGATTGAACTCGACAATAATTTCTTCTGACTGAGTTGTAAGCCTGTTATTCCCACCACCGGAATAGTCAAGAAACTCGAGCGCCGAAAAGTTCTCCGCCTCCACAGGAACAACATCAACCATTACTCCAGACATCAAACCCTCGCCATAAGAGCCTTCCATCCGATAGGGATAATCGTTCTCATAGGTTATCGACATGAGACCGAACCGGTAACGGTAATCACGAACGTTCTGGTACTGGAAATTCGTGCGGTACTGCATCGAGTTACCGTACGAATAACTGAACGTGTCAGTCGACGAGATAGCTACAGCACCCAAAGCCTCGAGAGCTGTGGCAGCATCCGTAAGCGTCATCGTTACCGTGGTTGACACCCAGTTCTCTGCGCCGGAACCAGAATCTGTTTGCAACTCAAAATGAAGACCGGCAGTGCCCTCAGCTCCAGTGATCGAGTCAGTCGAATTAACAGACGTACCCTGAGTGTTTAATGTCTCAGCACCCGAAATAGCTTCTACCTGATTGAGACCAACCGTTCCAACAGTCGCCTCGAGGAACAACTGTGAATCCCTTGTTCCCTGAGCTGCAAGCGATTGCACATGAATGTTCGGAGTTGACTCCGCAACATTGATCGTGTCCGTAGGAGTGACATTGACAACAAGTGTTGCCGAATCGGCAACACTGAACGTGTCAAAGATCGGATCATCGACCCCGTTGCCGTAAGTGACGTTCGACCGGTAGTCATACGAGTTCCTATAGCCGAGCGGGAAAACACCAAACTGGTACTTCCCCTCGTGCCGATAAAGCTCGGCGTTACGGTACGCAACAGCCGGCATCTATTAACTCGGCGGCGTAGGCCAGATCATTACCCCGTCTTCGTCCCTTGCGAAGTCTGCTTGCTTGGTTTTCCCAGCAGGAAAGTCACGCAACTCTCGACGGTATGTAACCCACTCAGCTTTTTTCTCGTCAGTTAAAGGGCTGTCCGAAACTTGAGTCCAGTCGCATACCTGCAAGTGGTAATCCCGTTGGCTTCTAATCATGGAAAGATCAGCTTCAGCCGCTGCATTCATCGCTTCAGCTTCTGCAATCTCCTCAGGAGTTAGTTCAATAATGCTCAATTCACCAGTTGAGCAATTCATAACAGCTTTAGTCAAAGTCATAATTCACCTACGAATTTTTGAGTCCATATACAGTAAGAGTTGATTTGTTCCCGAAGGCAACGCCCGGCGAATACACCCCAACAGAAGTGATTGCTGAAGTTCCGAAATATGACATGCCCATAGCACCCATAGCGGTACCCTGAGCTTGCTGAATTGTGCAGTGTTGAGCTACACAATTCCGTTTACCAGCATACGTGTAGTTGATAATGTCGAACGACATGTAGCCCCAACTAGCCGTGTTGCCACTGCTGACAGCAGGAGTTCTGTAAACAGTCCAACCCCAATGAGCATTTGGTGCTTTAGTTTGGAAAAGAGCGCTGCTTCCATCCAGTATCATTACTTCAGTAGCGTAATTAGCGGCACTCGCATCGCCGTTTAACCGCACCATAACATCATTGTTTTGGGTTGCCCCATAGTTGACAAACCCCTCAAAGATGACGTGCAAGTCGTTGTAAGTTTGATCGAGACCATCAGCTACTAATTCTGTGTTCGAGCCATCAGATTCAAGAACAGCTAGTTCATCCCACTGAGTCATTATTTCCGTCCATACAAAGTCGCTGATGATCTAACATCGAAAGCAGCCATTAATTTGATGCTGGTTATGTTGTTGGTGCTGTCGTAATACCCGCCAGCAAAACCCGTGCCCATATATCCGTTACCAGCATGTCCGCCGTATCCGAACCTGCTAACAAAAGTGGTGCCTCGCAAATTTGTTCCGCATCCCATAATCTTCATTTCGAAAATTGCAGGCCATTGACCCAGATAAGTACCGCCCATATAGCCTGCATAAACGTGGGTTTGGCTCTGATCGTACGCAACACTAGTGTTTAGGTTGTCTAACATAGCTAATCGGCATCGTGTGTATCCACTAGTTGCCCCATTCACTTGGCAAGTTACGTAGTCGCTAAAAAAGCCGTTAGAACTTTGAACTTTGCCCCTGATAATGAGTTCTTTGTACCCATCACCTTGCGTATCTAATCCTGTGAAGTCGAATGAAGCTTGATTCGAACCAGGAGGTATGTGTTGTATCGGAATGTAATTATTGTTAGCCATTAGACCGCACTCTTAATTCCGAACAAACTGCATACTGTGCCCGATGGGAAAGCGCTGCTGTTTGTGGTCTTCACCTGGATTGTCGTGATACCACCGCCTACAACACTGTTGTTCATTGCGGAAAGCTGTTTCACTACCCCATAATTACCGCCCGAATCCCAGTTAGCAGAACCTAACGACATTCCTACGGGCTTGGCTTGCTGAGTCGGATCAACAAACGACACTGTTCCAGAAACAGTTTGGGCACCGCTCATCCAACTAAAACGGTTTTCTCCATAGTTATTCGAACTAGTGCTCCACTTGTTGCCGCCATATGAAGCCCATTGGTTCGTGAAGTAGTTATTAGTCGATCCATTCACTTGCCAACAAGTTGATACTTGTGCTGATGGTATTGGGTGGAAGAATCTTATCTCGTACGATTCGTAACCCGCAGGAATGGTGTTGAAGCTGTAAGACGAAGCAGTGCTATTGTGAGTTTGGATCCACTCGTAGCGCCCATCGTAGACAGCGCCGCCGCTCGCAAAGAAGCCACCGTTCAACGCACCAGACATCGCTTGGCCCGGGTAGCCCTTCAAATACTCAGACCTACCCTGCCAGTTAGAGACGTTCGTACTCGGATTAAACCGTTCCTGTTTCATCTATGCACTGTGCCTGTTCACGTAACCAACAAAGTTGATGTGGGTCGCATTAGCCCCAGCCGTAGAAACATTCACAATTTTGGGTGTGCCAGTACTTCCCTTAAGGATCAGCCCCGGAACTAACAAATAAAGGCCAGCTAAGGTCGGTACAGTAAACAGGTTGTTGGTATCTGTGTTACCCGCTCGGCCCCAACCAACGGTTACTTCAACGTCGGCGCTATGTCTATTCGCCGCCCATAGCCACACCTCGTCGATGTCAGTAGCAGTCGAAGAAGCCTGATGAATCGTTTGGTTATTTCCATCAGAAGGCAACATTTTGCCGTCTGTGCCGCCACCTGAAAGAAGAATCTTTGTTATCGCCATACCAATTCCTTACGCTGTGATGTGGTTCACGTAGCCAGTGAGATTGACCTTGCTTCCCGTTCCTGCATAAGCAGTAACGATGAGCGGTGAAGCATTGCCTTTAAGAATCAAGCCGGGAATTACCAGCTTGTAACCAGTCTTCGCAGTAATCGTTAGACGGATCTGGTTATCATTTACGCCGGCTGAAGCACCCCAACCGAGCCACAGCTCGATGTCGGCAGTATGAGCATTACTCGCATAAATCCATATTTCGTCATACGAAGTAGCCGCCGTCGGCCCTGTATGGACTGTGGTGTGACCCGTCGTAACCACAAATGCTTGACCGTCATTAGGCGTAGT